ACAAAAGGGCTGCAACATGATATTGACTATCGCACTCATGGTGGAGCACATCCTAAAAGATAATGGACGAAGAACTGAACGGTCTAAGCTGGATTTACAGCAACCTTAATTTCGTTTTAATGTGTGTGTTTGTTATAGCTTATTCCCTTCTCGTATTTTTTAACTCAAGTAAAACACGATGGGCGAATTTCTGCAGGAATATTGTATACATGGCTAGCGGGATGCTCTTCGTTTATTACATATTTCAGGTTTCTTATTTAGAGGATTACCGGGAATTTGAATACATTATTGCATTTCTAATCGCGCTTAGTTTCCGTGACCTTTTACCAGTGATCATTGATTTCGTAGTTGACGTTTGCACGGCCAAGCTGAAGCAAATGGACGCAAAAATCAAGAAGGCTGAATGATATGGAGAAGAAACTAATCGCGGGTTTAAGTGGTTTATTTGCAGCGGTTGTTATCAGTTGCCTTGCCTGGTTGATGATGAGTGTCTCTGAACTTCAGGGGGACATGAAATTAGTCATGTATCAACTGGATGATCTTCAGGACAAGGTAGAAATGGCGAGACTGGATTTTTAATCTCAGTGTGGCCCGAACTTCGTTATATACGAGAGGAGAATATGCATCCTATAGCAATTAATTTTATGATAAGCGCATTCTGGGAACTGGTTAAATCAAAGGACAACAACCTGACAGGCGATCAGGTGAAACAGGCAATGAAAAAGCAGATTGGAGATAATGTGGATGTCCAGGACATCATCAAAACGGCAGCTCTTGAGCTGGGCAAGAGGCTATGATCGCGAAAGTCGTTACTTTATTTAAAGATGAGACGATCATAAAGATTGTAATTGCCGTTCTAGAGTACCTTGTTCAGAGATCCTCCAATAAATTGGATGACGAGGTGGTTCGCCTGGTTAAGCAGCGGCTGCTTCCCGAGAAGCCTGACAAGGCGTGAGTTCTTTGTACAACCTGTTTTGCTTTATGGAGCGTTTATGGCGAGTAGATATCTGACACCTCATTTCACTCAGGATGAACTGAAGTGCAAGGGAACGGGCCTTTGCAACATGGATGAGGTTTTCATGGAATTGCTCGAACAGATCAGACTAGAGTATGGCAGGCCCATCTGGGTAAACAGCGGCTATCGTGATCCTAGCTACAATGATAAAATCTCATCGACTGGAAGAACGGGTCCACACACACACGGTAAGGCAGCGGATCTGCGATTGTATGGAGACGATGCAACGATTGTTGCCAAGATTGCGAAGGAGCTTGGGATGACGGGATTCGGCTGGCAGCAGAAGGGTGAGTATAAATCACGCTTTTTGCATGTAGACAACCTGACATCTGTAGAATCAAAACCAGGGAAAAGGCCGTGGGTGTGGACGTATTGATTTAAGTTTCCTCTTCTTTTTCTTCATTCTCTCTTCCTGAGAGTTCTCCTCCCAAAAAATATTGTTGACATCTGTTTAGAGGTGTGGTTTCATGTTTTCTACAGTTTAACTATTCGACAGTTTATCAGTCTATGGGAAGTCGGCTTAAAGAAAATCTTTTAGATTCTACTGAAGCAGCGAAGCTTCTTGGTATCTCTGTAGATCAAGTAAGGAGACGGGTTAAGGAAAAAATCCTTGAACCAGTTTACAAATCACGAAACACGCTTCTATTTTCCAGGGAGGAACTTGAGCGTGACCATCCTGCAGGCCAGAGCGGATAAGCTTGGTCTATTGCATGAGACTCTGGCGAAGAGCCTTGGTGTTCCAAGATCGTCTTTAAGTTCATGGATGCGAGGAGCCAGACCGATTCCAAGGGACTATGTTGACAACCTGGCTTTGCTCCTCGCGTTGCCAAGAAGAGATGTCTGGAACCACAACCGAAGTGTTGAAACTAGAGGGCCAACGATGAGGGATTACATGGAGCGAGACCGGATTAAATCTTACGCCCGTTCAGCCGGGGAGATTTCCAGGGAGGAGATTGAAGAGGCAATGCAGAGCTACCTCTCCGCTGGCGGGCACATTAAGAAGCTATGAAACACTACTCTAACAGCGCACTTTCTAAGCGCGTGGACTGCGGTCAGCAGTTCAAATACAAGTACATCGATCAGATGCATGAAAAGACGAAGGAGTCTTTCATTGCAGGAGGGATGGTGGATGCTGCGGTGAATGCGATCCACTCGAACTACATGAACGTCAACATGCCGAGGGTTGCTCCAGAGAACGTCATGTCGAAGTACGTTGCTGATGAGAAGTCCTTATTTGAGCAGGAGTTGAAACCGGAGGAGTGGGATTCGATTAAGGATCTATCTTTTAGAATCATCGATCAGGATCTCTTCGGTCAGTTCGAGGAGTTCATCAACTATGAGCCGGTGACGATCCAGCCCAAGATCAATATCAAGATCCACGGGCTTTCGTTGCCGATCATCGGCTACCCGGATCTGATTGCCAAGCGGGAGCTTCCTGCCTTCCAGAAGGAGGGTGAGGAGTGGCTCATCTTCGATGCAAAGACTGCGGGTCAGAAGCCATCGAAGCCTTCGCACGGCTACCGTCAGCAGCTTGCGACTTACGCCATGGGCCTGATGTGGCAGAAGGGGCTCAAGAACATTCCCCAGGCCGAGCTGATGATCTTGGTCAAAACAAAGAAGCCTTACTGGATTCGCATGCCTGTGAATCTGACAGCGGATGATCTCCACCTGGCAATAGAAGCCTACCGGGAGCATGAGCATGCGATTCAAGCGAGATGGTATCCCTTGAACCGTGGATCACGCTACTGCTCGGAGAAAAACTGCGGGTTCTGGGAGCAGTGCCATGCCGATCACGGATCAAATCTGGAATCTGTTATGAGTCAGGTGAGTTATGCAAGCTAATGACATGAAAGTAATCATCGAGAGCTTCCGGGATGCCCTTGAAATGCAGACTGAGGTCAACAGGAAAGTAATGGAGAGGATGGAGCTGTTCGGACGCACCGTCCTGATGGTCCTGGAGACCCAGAACCGGATCATCGATTCGGTCCCGCAGTGGATCAGGAAGGCTGAGAAGGGCAAGGGCCTTTCCCAGAAAGAGATTGATGAGATTAACAGGTACACAGAGCAGCTGCTCAACAAGAAGAATGGAACTCAATAAAAAAATAGAAGGGACAAGACTAACAGCAATTAGATTTTCTCATTCGGATCAATATTTTGCGTCTTATTATTGGTTCCGTTGTGAATGCGGGAACGAAAAAGTGATACGCAAATCTCCCGTAATTTGTGGAAAAGTAAAATCATGCGGGTGCTTCAAAACAGAGATAATTTTAAAGACCGGAATTCGTTATCCACAACAGAAAGGAAAGGAGCAGAATTATTTTAAAAAGGGTGATGTGCCTTGGAATAAAGGGAAGAAGGGTTCTCAGGAGGGTCGGAAAAAGGGTCACATATTGATCAAATACCCTAATGGGAACCGCGAATGGATCAAACCATAAATTGAGAGAGGATTTATGACATTAAAGGAAATTGTTCACAGTGGACCTGAAGCCGATACCGCGAGGATCGTGCTTTACGGTCTCGGAGGGATAGGAAAAAGCACCTGGGCTTCCAAGGCTGAAAAGCCGATCTTTCTCGACATCGAGGGAGGTCTGGGAGGAATCGATGCAGAGTCGATTCCGCTTAATGAGAGCGACTACATGGGGTTCATCGATACCCTGAAGCTTATCTACGAGGAGAAGCATGATTATAAAACGCTAGTGATCGATTCGATCGACTGGCTGGAGAGAATCATTCACCGTCATGTCTGCAAGACGAAGTCGGTTGACAATATTGCAGAGCTTGAGTGGGGGAAAGGCTACGTTGCAGCCTTGAACTTCATCGAGCAGATCATCTCGAAGCTCGACAAGATCAGGGATGCTAAGAAGATGGATGTAATCCTCATTGCCCATGCGGCAATACTCCAGGTGGAGAACCCTGGAGAGAAGTCCTACAACCGCTGGGGCATCCAGCTTCATTACAAGTCAGCCGCAAAGTTATTTCAGTGGTCAGATGCCTGTTTATTCGCGACCTGGGATGTCTATACAACCCAGGAAGCAGGCAAGTTCGGTGCTACGCGAAACCTAGCTCATGGAGGAGACAGGGTTTTGAGATCGGTAGATCAGCCCACTCACCTGGCAAAGAACCGCCTGGGACTCCCGGATCCATTGAAGATGGACTACGAGGAGTTTTCCAAACATTTAAATCAATTCAAGAAACGAGAGAGGGCCCATGCCTAGAGATGCATTCTTTGATCCCGATGAAACTTTTTCGAGCGAGTATGGAGACTTGCCCGAAGGCGAGTACCCCATTGTCTTAGACCTCTGGGACTACAAGAAAACGAAAGCCGGTAACGGTCACTACCTGGAGCTTCAGTTTCTCATCATCGAGCATTTGATGATGAACCGGAAGCACTGGGAGCGTCTGAACCTGGATAATCCCAACGAGACTGCAGTGAACATAGCACGGGAGCATTTAAATAAGCTCCTCAAGGCATTTGACTGGAAGGAGAAGATCCAGGATGACGAAGCCCTGTTCGAGGCAATGAGAAAGCTCCAGGGCAAGCGTCTGAACATGGTGATTCACCATCGGAAGGGTGAGCCTCAAGTGAAGGACTACAAACCCTATAGCGCACCATCAACTGGTGACGATATCCCATTCTAAGGAGAGAATATGCAGAGAGAGGAAATCAAACTTAAAGGGACGAGTCCGCTCATGGTTCATGCGGAATTGCTTTCCAATCCTTTGAGTCCGTTAAAGAAGGAGATTGCTGAATTTACCTCAAAACGAAAGAAAACGGATGATGACTGGGCTCAGATTTTCCGTATTGAATGGGAAGGAGGGCTCTATTTCAAGGATGTTCCGATCATGCCGGGAAATGCAATAAAAGCTACGATTCGATCCTCCGCGAAGTTGAGCAGGCGCGGCCGTCACATTCAGCGTGGAGTGCAGATCCTGGAGCCTGAAGTTCCGATTGAGTACAACGGGCCAAAGAGCAAGGATCGGATGTGGGAGTCAGGCGGATATCACGATATCCGATCTGTCGTTGTTCAGGGTTCCAGGGTAATGCGCTGCAGACCGATTTTCAGGGAGTGGGCACTCACGTTCACTCTCCTCGTCAATGAGGCGATCATGGATATGCAGGAGGTTCTTGACATCATCCGTCTAGGCGGTGAAATCGAGGGACTCTGCGAGAACCGAATGAATGGATACGGACGTTTCGAGATTGTTTAATGGAGTGGAGCGGAACGGATTGGAGCGGAGCGCAGTGGAAGGAACTGGAGAGGAGCGGAACGGAACGGAACGGAGGGGAGAGGATAGGAAAGGACTGGAAGGGAAAGGACCGCAAAGGACTGGTAAGCAAGGGAGCGGAGCGGAATGGACGGGAGAGGAGGGGACGGGATAGGATCGGAACGGAAGGGATTGGATAGGACTGGAAGGGAAAGGAATGGAAACCAAACGGAGAGGACCATGAATAAAGAAAAAGAAACAATGCTTTTCCCTGCATGGAAGCAAGCCGTGCAGGATTTTATTGCAGAGAAGTTCGAGCCTGGTGACGTTGTCACTCATGAGTGGCTGTTTGAAAAGTTTGGTCTGGAAAAGATTGAACCACACACACTCAAGAGTAAGGCTGACCAGATTCAGCTCGCGTACATGACTCAGAACCAGCGTTTCCAGGAGCTGCTCCTCTCGGAGTACAAGGTGCTTCTGGTATCGCAGCCTGGGATGGGCTACAAGTACGTCCCAGCCGTGGAACAGGCTGAAGTTTCAGAGAAAGCAATGCATAAGGAGCTGAAGAAAGCGATGCGGAGAGGGTTGTCTCGACTAGTGCATACGGATCCCCGGTTTCTGGATTCCAACCAGAAGAAGGAGCATAGCGATGCACTTACAAGGACTGCTGCATTGAAGAAGATGGTTTTCAAGGAGCGCAGGAAGCTTCCCTGGAAGACGGAGGAACCTGAGATCGCCCAGCCGGAGGTGGCGTTGTAACACCGGCCATGTTTTATCTCCTTTTCCGGCCAGGTTAAGCATTTCTCCTGGCCGGTTTTCTGGAGATAGCTTCTCTAGGGGGCCCTTCGTAATCCTGGGGCCCCTGCTACTCAGATCCAAGGAGGGAGATGAGCTTAGAATTCATCTTTGTTTTAATCTACATAGTTTCCATTGCTGCCGGATTGGGTTTCCTGATCTGGGTTTTTCTTCAGCATGACGAGGTCACATTCAGGAAGCACCACTGACGATCGAGGTTCCCTGGCCTCCATCGATCAACCGTTACTGGAGGGCATGGAGAAACCGCATGGTCGTGTCCAAGGAGGGAAAAGACTACAAGCGTCACATGAGGAAGCATCTCATGCTTCAGCTCAGTCACGATGAGCTGCCGCTCTACCCTGAACCGATGAAGCTCGAATGCATGATCATTGCGTACCCGCCTGATCTGCGAAAACGTGACTCCGACAACATTTCCAAGGTTCTCCTGGATTCACTGAACAGGATCATCTGGGAGGACGATGTCCAGCTCTACAGGATCATAGTGGAGAAGGTTTACTCGGAGGAGAAGGGATATTGTCTCGTGAAGGTGAGGGAGATTTAAGCTCCCTGGAGAAGATATCTTACCCATGCCTGACCCATCTCGATCTCTTCAGCGGAATCGGTGGGTTTGCACTGGCCGCCAGGTGGGTGGGCGGTTTTGATACGATTGCCTTCTGTGATAACGAGGAATTTACATGGAAGATTTTAGCAAAGAACTTCCCGGGAATACCAATTTTTAAGGATGTCCGGAAACTTCACCCAGTTGACCTTATTCCCAGAGAAGGAAGGATCGACCTCATCACCGCCGGGTTCCCGTGCCAGGACTTATCTGACGCTGGAGCGCGAAGAGGCATTGAAGCGGATCGAAGCGGACTATTCTTTGAGATTGTCCGAATTGTGGATGAGGTCTACGCCTATTGCGGAGCTAGACCAATTCTCGTTTTGGAAAACGTCCCAGGTCTGCTTTCTGGAGACGGGGGAGCTTGGGCTAGAAGAGTTTACGGGGAGCTGGCCGGACGAGGGTATCATTGTGAGTGGAAGGTTGTATCCGCAGCCGATGTGGGAGCGCCTCATCTCAGGCGGAGGTGGTGGTGCGTCTGCTATGTGGCCGACACCGAGGGCAACGGAAATAGGAAATCCGATAGAACGTCTGACACCGGAAGGAAGAATGTCTCCAGACGGGAAAACCCGTTGGGGATTAAACTTAACAGACTCAGTAAAGCTATGGCCGACACCAACTGCTCCAGGAAAACACCAAGTTGGAACGATTGGAGAATGGGGCGGGTCAGGAAACCCATTGAGGACTCCGGAAACCATGACTTTGAAAGGTGGCTCACTGAACCCGACGTGGGTCGAGTGGCTCATGGGATACCCAATCGGGTGGACAGACTTAAAGGATTAGGAAATGCGGTTGTTCCAAGGTGCGCCATGATCCCGCTGCTGAGGGCAAAAGAAATTCTAACAGGAGAGCATTTCAATGAAAAAGGACATTCCGATCCCGAGTGAGATCTTTTACGACAAACGCCTTGGTTCAACCGAGCGTCTCCTCCTGATTACCCTCTATTCGTTCTCAAATCCATCCACAGCGATCGCGAAACCCTCACACAGGGGTCTATGCCTCAGATGTGGTTTTCGTTCCATAGAGACCGTTAGAACAGCTTTACGGAGTCTACAGGAACTTGACTGGGTCACTGTCCAATCCAAAAAAGGGAGACCCAATCAATACAAACTGAAACCCCCCCTAAATTTTGGGGGGATTATTGAAGAAGGTGCTAGAGCTAGTATAGAGAGCATAGAGAGCAAGAGTGCTAACTCTTACATAATTAGCAAACTAGCACACTCTAACACACACACACTAGAGAGAGCAGAGCATGCAAGAGCTAGCAAGAGCTGTCCTGAAAAAATTCAACTCGATCAGAACGAAACCGAAGGAGATCACCCAGGAGCTGATCGATACGTGGGCAGAAACCCTTTCGATGTACTCGGAGAAATATTCAGAAGAGGATATCAAGAGGGCATGCACGAAAGCGATGGTCAGAACGAGTCACTTTCCACAACCGGCAAACGTGCTTGAAGCTCTCAAGGATATGGCAAAGAGGTCACGGGCGGAAGAGAAGCAAACCCTCGTCCAGTACCGGAGGAAAGTCTCAAGGATCTCCGAGTACTGGTGGGGAAGATACTCAAGAGCAGATTCAAAACTCCAGGGAAAGATCGATCGGATAATCAGGAAATGTCACGAAGAAAATGTCACTCCGCATCTATGCGTAGGACGCTGGCATAACCTACTTCAGGCCAAACCGCTCCCCCGCCAAAGTTCCCTTGACCAAAGCGAGGAGCCTGATGCAGAGGCTCATGTATCGCGGGATCGGGACGAACCCGTGCTCCCATCGGCTGACGATCATGTAGTCAAGCAGCCCGAGCATCCTCGCCATCTTGCGGTAACTCAGCCCAAGATGTTTACGGATCTCAGCGAGCTCCTCCGGGGTCATCCGGGGAGGCCTCTGGATCCGTAGCGTGTCAGGATGCTGACCAGGAGGTCTCCCAGCCTTGCGCTTTACAGGCTGGGCAGGCTCTTGTGTGTGTGGGGGATTAGTCACTTTCAAATATGGTTGGACAAAAATAAATCAACATCTTCCAGTGTCAAAAAAATTTGCCTTTTGAACCCCTTTGCGACTAATTCCCATCGATGAAACCGATATCCATCGTGGGTCTGTTTCCAAGATGAAAAGTCAGACTTACCATTCTTCCCGAGGGTAAGCCCTATCACTTTAGCAGTCGATTCTACTGCTTCTCTTCGGATTCTAGGGGGATTCGGTAAAGCCATTGGATATGTTTCCATAGCATCTCCTTGTGTGTGTGGGTGTGGGGAATCTGTCACTTCAGTTCTTGAATGTTTGACCTGATCCATAAACCTTGTACTTTTTCTTCAGGGTTTCGTTGCAATAGTCGTAGCAGCGGGAAAGCTTGTAGTCTGTGGAAATGTCACGGTCTCTAGCTTCTAGCTCTTCGCCAAGAAAATCATGCAAGAAAAGCAGGATCTCTTTCTCAGTCATCGTTATCTTCTTTTTCATTGTGTCCTTTCTTCAATATCTTTCCAGACTTCCTTAGCAATTTTAATGCGTTCTTGTCTGGTTTTTCCGTACAACCTGTCAGCTTCTTTAACTACATCTTCCCAACTATATCCGTCCTTCAAACAACGGATGGCTTCTAGTTTCCAGTATTCATAGCCTTGCTTTGCATACCATTGATTGCTCTTTTTCATTGCGTCCTCGTGTGTGGTGTTTCAGTTGTCACTTCAGTCTTTGTTCGGGAATTCACGATCGGTTAAGACTCTTCCGTAGAAATTAAAAACTAGCTCTAAAGGATCCTCTCGTGTTCCTCCAGATAGACGATTCCATGAGCTATTGCCGTTGTATTTGTATGCATAGTTATCTGGGTATTTGTTATCCTCGTCATAAAACATGATCTTGATCTGCTTGGATGAAACCAGCTCCATGAAATCGGCTATCGTTCTATGTACAAACTCTTTTTCAGTTATCATCTTGTTCTCCTTTGTCACTGTGTTATGTTGTAAGTCCCGCCACTTCCTCGTGCGGGTGTTGGCTGAGCCTGGGTCACGTTTGCAGTGCGATCCAGGCTTGGTTCTTACTCCCAGACCGGCCCATCCGTCACCCATTCATAAGCATCCATCTCGTCCTGCTCCTCAAAGTATTTCTCGCAGTTCGGACATTCACTGAAAGCAAAGTCATGGATTTTGTAATGGCCTCCAGTTCGATCAGGAGGAGTATATTTGCATCCGCACTCTTCGCATTCTTTCATCGGGTTCCTTTCGGTTGAATGGTTATGTCTCCCTTCCCTTTGTACAGCTCAAATACCTTTTTCCTTGCTAGTTCCCATCGTTCATCCGCTAACTGATCTTCGATCTGCGAGAGTCGGGTCTCAATTCTCCTGAGTCTCTCGTTTACTCGTCCAATGAATGGATCACTCATGCTGTCCCCTTTCGTGTGTG